GGGAATATATTAACAGTTGACGGAACTGGCTTATTAGTTGATTCAAAGGTTATTTTAGATTTGTTGGGGTTTGATTTCATTGCGGATGCGAATGGTTGTAGTGTTGAGATTGTTGGTAGTACAGCTAGCTTCAGTATTCCTTTAGGAAATGGAACGAATGCGGGACTTTCGCTGAACAATTATTCAAATGCTGAAAAAACACAAATTACAAATTTAAGCACAAACCTATCGAATAAACAAGATATTTCAGAAAAAGGAGGTGCTAATGGATACGCTTCTTTAGATGGCAATGGTTTTGTTCCATCTTCTCAGCTACCTACATACATTGATGACGTTTTAGAATTCCCGAATCTAGCATCTTTTCCTGTAGTGGGTGTTCAAGGTATTATTTACGTTGATATTTCCACAAATTTGACATATCGTTGGAGTGGTAGTATATACGTTAAATTGACCGATGGAGGGGTTAACTCTTTTAACACAAGAACAGGCGCTGTTACTTCACAAAATGGCGACTACAATTCTGACCAAATTACAGAAACAGCTTCACGTGTTTTTGTAACACCTACGGAAAAAACAGGAATTTCACACTCCAATAGAAGTATTTTAGATTTGATTACGGAGGCGTTCACAACAACATTAAAAACCGCTTATGATTCAACGGTTACATGGATTTCAACGAATGGTAGTAATTTAATTAATCATTTATCAAATACTTCAAACCCACACAACACAACTAAAGCACAAGTCGGATTAAATAACGTAGATAATACAAGTGACATTAGTAAGCCTGTTAGTTCTGCACAAGCTACCGCAATAGGCTTAAAAGAAGATACTGCAAATAAATCTACTTTAACGAGTGAAAGCGCAAGTACAACAAAATTTCCAGTTTGGAGTGCTATCGTTTCTTATTTTTCTAGTTCGCAAATTCTTTCAATATTAGGAATTTCAACGTTAAGCGGTTCGAATACAGGTGATGAAACAATAACTTCGCTTCAAACAAAAAGACCTTTAAAAACATTAAATGGGCAAAGTTTGGAAGGTTCTGGAAATGTTCCTATACCTATATACACACCTCCAACAGTCGTAACACTAGCAACTGCGCAAGCTTCAACATCAAACGTTTTAGCAAATATAACAGGAATGTCAGGAATAGTTGTTCCGTTCGGTGGTGTGTATGAATATGTATTAAACGGGGCTTTTTCTGCCGTAGCAACTACAACAGGTTTTAATTTAGGGTTAAATTTCATTAGTGGTGCGGGTACTTCAATAGGAGTGATAAAATCTGAGGTTTCGATTTCTTCTACTGCTTCTGCTACTCCGTTAATGGATGGTGACGTTTTTAGTTTAACCGCTTCCTCTTTGAACTTTAACACATTAGGCACATCTTCAACTGCTGGAAATAACTATATATACATGAAGATAGTAATAAACACACTATCTGCAACAAGTAATGGAACTTTGAACTTCCGATTAGCTTCAGAAGTTAATGCTTCAAGTGTAAGTATTTTGGCTGGAACAACTTTAATTCAATCAAAAATAAATTAACATGAACTACAACGGAAAAACTATTGAAACTATTGAAGAATTGGAAATCGAAATTTCTAGTTTAGACGAAAATAATAAAGCTTATATGCGTGCATTATTTAATGGAACGGAGTATGTAATGTCTTTTAATCCTATAGTTGAGGAGGTTAAAAGAATGGAAAAAAGGCGTATTGATGGCATTGCTAGATTTCAAATAACACAAGCAGAACTACGTTTGACTAGATTAGCAGAAACGACTCCTTCGAGCGTGTTTAACGACCTTGTTTACTTGCCTTTAGCTACTGTAATTAACAATATAAATACAGGAAACTGGCTCGATGCTTTTGAAAATATTAAAAAAGTTCAAACGAATGAAACGCTTAGCGCGACGATGTTACTCAGGTTTAAGAAAAATATTGCACATTACTTAGTAGGCGATGGAGATTACCAAGAATTTAAAGGTAAAACGGTTAATTCCACAACTGGAGAAATAGAATAAATATGACTGAAGAAATTGTATTCAAAACCACCGTTGACACTGGTGCTTCGAAAAAAGAAGTTGATGGTTTAAAAGAATCATTGAAAGGTGCTGGAAATGAAGCTGAAAAATCTTTTTCGGTTGCTGAACAAAAGCTAAAATCTTTAAATGAAAAAATTGAAAAAGGCGACCTTTCGTTTCGTGAATACAGTCGAGCAGTAAAAGAGTATCAAACTATTGCTTTACAAGCTGGTGAAACTTCACCTATTGGATTAGAAGCGTTAAAGAACGCTGGAGATTTAAAAGATAGGCTTGCAGATGTTTCAACTGCTACGAAAAATCTAGGTGCTGACGGTGCTAATATGCAGGCAGGATTACAATTAGGTTCTAGTGTTATTGCTGGTTATCAAGGGTTTCAATCCGTTACCGCTATGCTAGGAGTTGAAAACGAAGCGTTATTATCTACGCTTACAAAACTAGAAGCCGCACAAGGGGCTTTGATGGCAGTTGAAACGCTTCGTTCGTCTTTGGAAAAAGAATCTTTTTTGATGCTAAAAGCAAAAGTACTCTGGACTAATTTAACGACCGCAGCCTCAAATAAATTAACGATTGCACAAATTGCACAAAACGGGGTTACAGGAATAGCGACCGCAGTAACGGGTGGACTTACTGTTGCTATGGGTGTGTTAAATGCTATAATGCTTCTTAATCCAGTATTCTTGTTGATTGGTGCTTTTGCTTTACTTGCTGGTGCTTTTGCCGTTTTTGGTGGTTCTGCTGAAACTGCTGAAGAAGATAATAAAAAACTAAACGCCACACTTGAACGACAAAGTAAATTGCTTGAAGCGCAAAATTCAACTTTAGTTAAAAATGCACAATTCAAACTTGACATGGCAAAAGCTTCAGGAGCGAGTGCTGAAGAACAATTCAAGTTAGAGTTGGATTTAATGAAAGAGAATGAAAACGCTAGAAAGCGAACTTTAAAATTTGAACACAACACAATTTTACAAAAGAAAGCGATGTACAGAAAAGCTTTAGCTGAAGATAATGAAGATTTAGCGAAGTCAATTAGAGATGAAATAAACCAGCACCGGTCAAAATATTCGGAATTAAAATCCCAAGACGGAGACTATTTTCGAGGTAAAAAAATAAGACAAACAGAAGAGGCGAAAAGAATTTCAGACGAAGCAAAAGAAAAAGCTGAAGAAGAGGCGAAAAGAGCGCAAGAAAACGCACGAGAGGCTCAAAGACGAGCAAAGGAGCGAAGAGATAAAGAGCGACAAGAACAAGAAAAGCATAATCAAAAGCTTCTTGAATTAGAACGTAATTTAATTGACTTAGCAAACAACGCTATTCAGGACGACGAATTACGTAAAAGAATGATTTTAGCCGAAAATCATAAACGTGAATTAGAAGATTTAAAGAAACAATATGGTGAAAAGTCCACCTTAGTATCTGAACTTGAAAAGAAACAAGCAATTGAAAAAGCAAACCTTGATAAAGAATTACAAACAGCAAAAGAGACAAAGCAGAAAGAAGAAGAAGCTAAGAAATCAGAAGCACAACAAAAAGAAATCGTTTTACAAAAGCAAAATGAAATTGATTTAGCATGGAACGACTTCAATGAACGCATGATATTGATGGAGGAAATGGCATTGATACAACGTGATAATGAATTGAAAAATAAAGATTTAACAGAAGGAGAAAAAAACAGAATACAGATTGATTACGATTCGAAGTTAAGAGAAATTGACAAACAAAGACTTGACGAACAAGCAAAACAAGACCAAGCGGTTATAGCTATGAAACAAGCAATGGCTTCGAATCTATCTAGTATCCTTGGTAATATTTCTCAAATAGTTGGTGAAAACACAAAAGCTGGAAAGGCATCTGCTATCGCTCAAATTGGAATTGATACAGCAACTGGATTTATGGGTGGGTTAAGACTTGCACAAAAAGCGGCACTTGAAACTCCAACACCAGTTGGTAAGGCATTGGTTTACGCTTCATTTGCGACGAGTCAATTCTTAGCTGTTAAGAAAGCAAGCCAAAGCGCTAAACAAATACTTGGCGCTGGAGGTTCTGTTGATGCTCCAAGTATTTCTGCCCCGAATGCTTCAGGTTCAAATGGTGGTACAAGTGCTAATGAAAGTCAATTACAGGAAAATAATAACACTTTAATAAACCAAGGTTCGACAAATCAAATAGTTGTATTAGATAGTGAAATAAAAAAGGTAGGGAATCAGGTTTCTAAGGTTTCGGACTTGAATTCACTTTAAACATTCTGATTCAATTTTTCTGTAATCGTTTTCAGCTTTTTTACTCAATGATTCCCAAGTAGGTTTAAGTGACTTTATTTTAAAATCAATTTGTTTTGCTGAATCTAAATAGATTTGTTCACCACTTGCTGTATTCATATCTAAATAGAAGTCGAAATCTTTTAACATTTGATTTTCAACTTGAATCAATGAGTCTTGAATTTCAAGTTTGCGATTCAAAGCGTTGTTTAATTTATCAGCACTACATTCATTGTTGCTTCCACATGAATATAGGGCTAGCGAGATAATAAATAATTTAGTTTTCATAATTCTTTTTTTTTATATAAAATGTATAGATTGAATCCATTGATTCCCAACGCACTTCTTTACCCATCATAAAACGACGAATAGTAAAATAGTTAACATTCGTTTCAATTGAAATTAGTTTCCAAGAATATCTATTCTGATTGAACCATTTTACAATGTCGTTTTGTTTTGGTAATTCTTGAATTTGCATAAATGTTACAAATTTTGCATTTCACAAATATAGTAAAATAATTAAAGAATTTTACATTATGATTAATTATTACGAATTAACTATTGATGAGGCAAGCGGTGTTCTATTTAACGCCCTTGTCGATATTCCAGCGCACATGAAGCCCATGTACCATTTTGGTAAGTCTAAAGAGTTTCAATTCGTAGATGAATCAAAAAGATGTGTTACTGGCGTAATGATGAGCGCTGGAACTCCGATAATTCGTTTTGATGAAAGAAACGAACCATACTACGTTTATTTCACAGCTAAAACAATTGAGCAAATTCGCGATAAATACCATAAGAATAATTTGACAAATAACTTAAACTTAATGCACGACGATAAACAAATTGTTGACGGTGCTTACATGGTAGAAAGTTATTTGATTAATCGTTCGCAAGGTAAAAATGAACCAATAAATTTTAAAGCCTCAAACCTACAAGAAGGAAGCTGGATTGCTACTTTCAAAATAGAAGACGATAGAGTTTGGCAAATGGTTCTTGACGGAAAATTTGGAGGTTTTTCAGTTGAAGGTGAATTTCAAATATCAAATGCAAAATTTAATAAACAAATAAATATGAACAATGTAAAGAAGTCAATCTTCGACATTTTCAAATCAAAGCAAGTGGTTAAGCAATTCGCAACCGCAACGACAGTAGATGGAGTTGAGGTTACATACGAAGGTGATTTAGCTGAAGGAACTGCTTTGTTTGTCGTTGTCGACGGAGAGCAATTACCAGCGCCCGAAGGTGAACACGTAATTGAGGATGCGGATGGAAACAAAGTAATCATTACAGCAGATGCAAATGGTATTGTTTCAAAAGTTGATACTGCTGAAGCGATGAATACAGACGATACTATTCGTGAAGAGGTTGCAGAAGCAATGACACAAATGGCAACTGAAATGAGAGCTGAATTTTCTGCTCAAATCGAAGTTGTTCAACTTGAAAATGTTGAGTTAAAAAAACAATTAGCAGATTTAAAAGAAGGAAAGAAAGGTTCGTTTTCTGCTGGCGACCAAGGTAAAAAATTAACTGCAAGTGAAATACTTGCTAATTCAAAAAAATAAGCCATGAGTTTAAAGAAAACTTTAATCGAAAAATTTGCCTATGATGTAACAGCGTTACCTTCATGGGAATCAAACACAATGCCCTCAATCACAGAAACACCAATTGGTGAAAGTGATTTCTTAGGTATGTTATCAGTTGAAGAGGGTGTGAAAGGTACACGTAATATTTCAATATTGAATACAGATGTTAAGCTTCAAAAAATTCAGGGTTGTTCTTTGTCACCTGATGGAAGTGTAATCTTTACTGAAACACCAATTTCAGCTGTACCTATGGGGGTATCAATCGAGTTCTGTAATGAAGACTTGAATGGTAAAATTACTGAGATTTTAAACTCATTAGGTTTGAAACGTCAAAACGGACAATTACCAGCAGATTTGGAAACTATCCTAATGGCTCACTTGACTAAACAAGCGCAAAAGAAATTCCAAGATATTGTACTTAAAGGAAACACAGCATCTTCAAATATTGAGTTGAATTTCTTTAACGGTATTGTTAAGCGTGTTTATACTGAGGTTGGAGTTGTTAACGTAACTTCAACAGAAACAGCAATCACAAGCACAAATGCTTACAATTTAGCTGTATCAATGTTCAAAGGAATCAATGAAGATTTGTATGATGTTGGATATACTCCAGTATTAGTCATGAATCGTGTTAACGCATTGAACGTGATTGAGTCTTGGAACAATTTAAACCCTTATTCTCAAATCAATGTACCGACTACTTCAGGTTCAATTGAATTTGATTTACCTTTAATCGGTTTGAAGATTAAATCTTTGCCTCAATTGTCAGGCACTACAACTATTGCTGGTGTAAATCCTTCAGAGATTATGATGGTATTACCTTTAGAGTTAACAAAATTAGCTGTTGACGATAGAGCAGACGAAGATTTCGTTATCAAATACGACGACTACAACGACAAATTAAAAGCTGAAATGAAATTCAGAGGTGGTGTTGCTATCGTGATGAACCAATTCTTTACTAAATTAACACTTGCTTAATCATGTGTGAGTTAGTGAATGGTGAAATTGAACAAGCTTGCGATGGTGCGGCTGGTGTCAAAAGATACTGGTGGGGAGACTGGCATCAACTTCAGAAACAAACTGGAGGAGTTGTTGAGTCGAATGGAGAAGTTACTACATTGACTTTACCCGTTGGAAAATTTATCTATCCAATCAATTTCGAAGCTGAAGTATCAAACTTCAATGAGAAATCTATTGGAAGCAAAACAAACTCAAGTACTGCTTGGGAAAGTTCTGCAACTGCTGTACTTGCTGGAAATACAAAAGAGCAAATTGTTTTATTCGAATTAGCTGTTAAGACACGTGTTTTCCTAATTGGTGAATTAGAAGATGGAAGTTACGAAATTCTATTCTTAAACCGTGGCGGAAAAGTCATGGTTGAAAGAAATACAGGAACTTCTTTCGAAGATTTGAATGGAAATACGGTAACAATTACTTCACGTGGTACTGCTCACGGTCGTAAAATTGCTTTTAGCGCATTTTCGCCTCTTATTAATCCTTAATAATGCAAAAATAAAACGCAAAAGGGTGTGTAATAGCACCCTTTTTTTATATCTTTGAAAAAAAAGTTATGCAAAAAGTATTAATTAAAGGTGTTGGAATGGTCGAAGTTTGCGAATCAAATAGAAATATTTTGAAATCGAATAACCTTTTAAACTTATTAGATAATGATGTTACAACTAGCAAGCAATCAAACGACAAGAGTAGCGTTAACGTTAAAGGAAAAAAATAAACCTGAACCTTTTGAATTTTTCATAACGAGAGAACAAAATAAAGATTCTTATCAGCTAGGTTTAACTGTTATTTTAAATAATAATAGAAGCACCGTTTTAGACATTTTCGTTGATGATTACATTCCTCAAGGAGATTATATTTATGAGGTTTATTCAGGTATTGATTTAATTGAAAAAGGGAAAGCAAGGATAATTTCAGATAATAACGAAATAGAATTTAACTCATTTATAACTAATGAAAAAATATTCGAATAATATAGGTGCAAGTTTTGAATCTTTCGCATCAAAGCAGTTGCCACAACCGATTGAAAAGGAAACTAATTTCGGGTGGGTTTCAATTGGTGAAGATAATCAATATCTTCAATGGTTAAATTCTTTGTATTATCAAAGTGGCATTCATGGTGGAATTATAAACCAAAAAAACTTTTATATTTGTGGCGGTGGAATTGATTTTAAAACACCTTACATTTATTCAGCTAAAACAGATTATGAAGCTTTATGCAAAGCTATTTCTTTGGACTTAGAAATAGCAGAAAGTTTCGCAATACTTTGGACAAAAATTTCAAGTAATGGCGAAAATATTTGGATTCCAGAGCACACGAATATTGAACTTTGGCGACCTGACAAAGAGCGAAAAGTTTTTCATTACTCAGAAGATTGGAGTAAAACACCACAAACAGAAAAACAAAATTACAGAATAGTAAAAGACATCAAAGATGTCGATGCGTTACTTGACAAAGAATGTTTAGCGTACTACAAAACAAGTGCAAAACAAACTCAGGTAAAAGACAAAGGAGGCAAAACAAAGCTTTCATGTTCTTGGTTTCCAGTTCCACGCTACAGTGGTGCAATAGATGACATTAATACTTCAATTGGTATTTCTACCTTTAACTACAACGAAACTAAAAACGGATACAAAGGTGGTACGGTTGTTTATATGAACCAACCTAAACCTGACAACGAAGAAGTTCAAAAGAAAGTTGAGGATTCAATTAGAAGAAGTGCAAGCGAAGAAAGTAAGCAAGGTGGTATTGCTATTATTTGGAACGGCTCAAATGAACACCAGCCAAAAATAGAACAGTTATCAGGAAATGATTTAGACACTCGCTACAACTCAACTATTGAAGTCATAACTGATTCGATTATGATTGCGCACTCAGTTGTTAATCCAACGTTATTTGGCATTAAATCCAACTCAAATTTTGGTAATAGTGGCGCTGAGTTGTTAACAGCATATTCATTATTTAAAGAAAGCTACGTTAATAGTCGTCAACAAGTTATTTCAAAAGAAATAAACAAAGCAATTGAAAGACTAAACAGCGTAAAAACTGAATTGTATTTCAAAGATTTCACACCTAATTTTACTGGAGCAAGTTCACAAAATGAAGCTGTTGAAATTTTATCTTCTTTACCAGCTTTGTTGCAGAATGCGATTATTTCTAAATTAACAAACGATGAATTAAGAGCGTTTATAAATTTTAAACCAACAGTGCTACCAACTCAAATGAGTGTAGAACTTGACCCAGTTTGTGCTTTGTTTTCCTCCGTTGGGATTGAAAGAAATAATTTAGCGATTTATCAAAGTAACGAGATTGAAGATTTTAGTAAGTTGGATGAAAGCGAAAATGCTTTACTTCAAAAAAGATACTTTGCTAAAGTTGACAAACAAAGTCAACAAATTTTATCAATGCTTTCGAATGGCGAGAACTTTGATTCAATAAAAAACGCTTTGAATATTTCGGCTAAGGAATTAATTTCTAAAATAGATACATTAAAAAGTGGTGGATATATTTCTAGTTCTAAAATTCTTGAGATTACGGACAAAGGTATTGGCGAAATTAATCAGGATAAATTTGAGGTTCGTTATTCGTACGAAAAAAGACCAGATGCGCCAGAATTAGTTGAGGGTGGAAAGTCAAGGGATTTTTGCGTTACTATGCTTGAATTAGATAGGCTTTACACACGTGAAGAAATAAATACTATTAGCGGTGCAATTGGTAGGGATGTGTTTTCGTATCGAGGTGGATGGTACACAAACCATGAAACAAAAAAATCACAACCTTCTTGCAGGCATTATTGGAAACAAAACGTTGTAATTAAGAAATAATATGGCATTATTTATATCAATTCAGAAAGTTAAAGATGAGGGTTTCATTCAAGGAAACGTTGAAGACAAATTAATTAAACCAATTATTAAACGTGTTCAAAAATCTTTTCTTAAACCGATTATAGGCTGTAAGTTGTACGATGAATTAGATGCAGCTATAGAAAACAATACGCTTACAATAATTCAAACGAATTTATTAAGTGGTGTTGTTTCGGATTTCTTAATATCGTGTATTGATTACAGGGCGGTAAACGCAACCACGTACCAATTAAGAAGTAAAGGTGCTGGAAAACAAGATTCCGAATACCACCAACCAATTTCTGAAAGTGAGGGCGGTGTAATTAGAACGGATTTAAAAAACGACATGGATACTTTCAAAATTGAATTGATTCGTTATTTAATCGCTAATGATATTGAATTTGGAAGCAGTTGTGAAGCTGGATGCGAATGGTATAACCACAAATTAGAAATGAAAAACAATACTTACATTAATACAATTTCATTCTAATGGTAGCAACAACAATAAATCAATTAAAAGACTTAATTCAATCATGGTGTGAAAGCCATTTACAACTAAATTCGTTTTTTTGGGGCGAGTTCCATCGAGCAGTTGAAAAAGAATTAAAATATCCGTTGTTGGTAGCTATGCCGATTCGATTTTCAACTGATGGAAGCGGTCGATTTGTACGACTTAATTTATCTATTACGGTTGCAGATAAAGTGCTAACAGATTTCAGCAACTTAGACGATACACATAGCGACTGTTTGCAAATTATTAGTGATTTTGAGCAAGCTTGGAAAAACGATTTTAAAAATATTGGAACAATTGACTCCATGAGTGGTTCTTTCTTTATCGAAAAACAGGCTGATAATGTTAGCGGTTGCACCGCTGAATTTACTTTAAAAATAAAAGATTTCAACTGTTGGAATTTAACACCTAAAAATAATTAATTTTATAAAAAAATAACATGAAAAAATTAGACGTAAATTACATCTTTAATGGTTCAATTGGAATTTTAAAATACGATGTTCCAAACGCTGTAACCTTTCAAAATTTAGAAAATTCAATTTTAAGCAAATTTGAACCTTTCCAAAATGGAGAATTAAATGAATGTTCAATTGTTTTATCTATGGATAATTCCACTCAAAACATTGATTCAGAATTAAACGTAAACACAACTACAGACCAATTTATCAACGC